ACTGGGCTTTCGGCGCCAGAAAAAAACTCGCCACTTTCGCTTGACATTTCTGTCTTAGTGCTTTTCTCAAACAGATTTATTTTATTATCACCACGGATATCTCTTGCCATTTGCGAGTAGTACGCGGTCCTCGGCATCGGGCCGCTACCTTTGCGCGAGTTGCACAGCATGTTCATTGGTTGGTAATTGTCTTCGCTATCATCGCCGCCGCGCGCAACGGAAACGATGTGGTCGCCAGTATTAGCTATCCGCCCGCACCCGCATGCGCATAGTGTTTCGCCATCCAGGTATTTGGCATTCAATGCTTTCCATGCCGCTGTTAATTGTCTACCCATAGCGCTCATCCCGCAGTTCTTGCTTAGTGGGTGGGCGCAATTCCTGCCCGCCTACTCCAGCCGCGTTGTCCCGTGGCTCGGGTGTGAACCCGTCGTGAGCGCTCAGCGGTGTGGTCGGGTGACTGCCCGGCTCGCGGTCGACATCGGCCGCCACGAGGGCAGCGGAAGCGGGCGGTTCGGGTTCGGTCGCCTTGCGGACGCGTGGCACATGATCAGCCTACATCAACCCGAGGTCGAGACATCTCAGCGGCTAGTGTCCAGCCTCGGAAGTCCGGCGCCAGCTCTGGCGTGGAGCCTGTTTTTCCATGATCATCGGGCGTTTTCATGATCGTTGGATCATGAGGCACACCAGCCGGCCGAGCGGTAGCCTCTTCCAGCCGATGAACTAGTAGCGATGTTGCGACGTATGCCCTCAAGCGGGGTAACGGCCCTCTAGCCGTGCGCCTAGGTGGGGCCGCGCCGGTACCTGAGAGCCTCACCAGCGCTCCAGCCACCCCGTCTGGTACGACCGTGTAGGGGCAGCCAATCTAGTGTCTTAGCTTTGACCGAGGGTTTTCCCTCATGTTCGCTTGTTACTCGCCACCGTGCCGAGGGTCGTCAGACGGATCGGGCATCGCTTCTGGCTGTTCCTCGATTTCCACTCCGTTGTAATCGACGTTCTCATCCTCGGCCGATGGCTCTTCATTATCGGTATCTCTTGGCTCATTCATGAATTCGTGCCTCTTCTGCTTTGCCGCATTCCATTCGGTTAGGAACGCCTCTACTTCAGCATCGGTCAATTCGCGTGCGTCGAATTCCAGAACATCAGCATCGCGTGGCTCATTCATCACTGCCCCTTTCGAATCTGTCCTATCGCCAGCGTTGCCAGCCACTCACCAACGCGGTTGCCGTACCCGCGCTGAGCCGCCGCTGAGCAGACGGCCACCCACTGCACATCGGTGAATCGCATTTCGACGACGTGCGCCTTTCTGAGCGCTGGCGCGGCGTGTGCTGTCACGTGTCCTCCCGCTGGTGAATGTGGCCCGCCCGCCCGCGATGTCTGCCGTGCTGGCCTTGCGAGTGGGAGCCTCTAGGCCACGGGCGGACGGGTCACTGTGAAGACTTTACGCTGTATCAATCTTGCTCGCTTTCCACCTTTCGGCAAAGTCGATGATCATCGCTAGTTGCTCCATCGTGAGGCCGAGTCCGCCTCGGCTGGCCGGCGTCGTCACGAACTGCTCGAACGTGCTGTACGGGCCGTAGAGCCTTTCGCTACGGGTGTCGGTCCACTCCCGCCACATGCCGTCCGTTAAGATCCTGACGACCAAGCCAGGTACCAGTGCGATGTCGCCCAGCCCGTTTTGCAGGCTGAGTTTCAACGCCTCAACCATCGTGCCAGCCTCACGCTTGTAGTTGATCATTGTCATCGGACGCACTCGGGGCAACTGCCGTCCGCGTCCAGGTCGAAACCGTAACTCCAGTCGACGCCGTGGTTTTCGCAGCGGGCCGGGCAGCGCTCCTCTTTTTCGGCCTCCATCCGGCGGGAAGCCTCTTCAAACAGCCACCGGAACCCGTCGTTGGTCGTTGTCACTTTTTTGATCCTTTCTGTTACGGCGTAACGGATGTAACGGTTAGGGGGGAGCGCGGGAGGCCATGATCATCATAATTTCGTAATTTCATAATTCCTCCCCCGCGTCTAGTAATGTGATATTTAGGGTATAAGGGACATAGTATGTGTTGTTGAGTTTTCGTAATTTCGAGAGTTTTGTAGCACCACTGACGTCCGGGCTCCCTCCCATCCGTTACATCCGTTGCACCGTTACACGTTCGCAGTGTTTTCACGTTTCTTCAATCGTCAGGTAGCGCGCCCACGATTCCTCGAAAGAGGCGCGGTAGTAGCCCTTGAGAGGGTCCGGATCAAACCGTATGGTCGTTGAAAAGATCTTGTACGGCTTCAACAGCCGGGCCAGCTTGTTCTGAGTCAGTGCGCGTCCACGGCCGTAGTCCTCCCACACCGACTCCGGTAGCGAGAGCAACTGTTGTTGCAGCCATCGGCTAGGCAGCGCCAGTGGCCAGCCGGCCGCTACGAACACGCGACGGATGTCAAGCAGTGCCTGACGGCCTAGATCCTCGTAGGAATCGCTGTCAGCCACGCACAGCACCTTGCATGCCTCGCGTGAGCGCTCAGGCCACCGGCCGCCGGCTACATCAGCGATCCTGATCAAGCTCTCCCACTTGTCCGCGTCCCGTCCGTCGACCGGCATCTCTGGGCGATTGTCGGGAGTGTTCAGCAACTGCGGATAGTGGTAGCTCACCGACATGTGCAGGAGATCACGCACACGTTGCAACCCCGGGATATGGTGGCCACGGTAGTACTCGATCGATTCCCCCGGCAGCTTGCGAATGAGCATGATGTCAATGCAACGGCTGGCCACCATGTCCGGCAGCGCCCCCACACCAGCAAGGCTGATCATCGCAAAGGTAGGGCACTCCTCTAGCTCTCCCTCGCGCTGATTCCACCGCAGGTACGGTTTGCCCCGCTGGAATCCCGCATTGAATATCCCCTGGAGCAGATCTGAACTGTCGGTCTGTACCGCATTCTTGCCTATCATGCTCTGGTACTCATCTAGGTGCATGGTGGGTGGACCGGTGGCAATGGTCCGGGCCAGCGCGGCGGCAGATATGTTGACCGCCGACATGGAACCCTGACACAACTCGCTCGTGACATCCTGAGCCGTGGTCTTTCCGCACTCCTTCTGCGGCGAGACGAAACGCAACCGGGTGGCGTACGGGTTGGTAATCATCGTGTGTGTGGCAGCGATCCATAGCGTATTGGCAACCGAGCAGTGTTCATCTGTGTAGACGATGAACCGTCTAAGATTCCACTCGACCAAGTCCAGCAAGAGATTCAGCGGGTATTGCTGTTGCGCTGCTAGTTCAGCAATCGACTCGGTCATGACTCTCCTATGTACGCAACTAGGCCGGCATCCCAACCACGGTTGAACGTGCCATCGAATTTCGGAATGTAGCGATCCAGCGGCGGACCGAACGCCCATGCCGCCTCCCGCAGCGCGTTGTACGCGGTGTCTCGGTCCAGCAACCCCAGCGCGCCGTAGCAGCCGAGTGCGAAAGCCGCGTTGTTCAGCGCCATGTTCCCGCCCGAAACGCCAGCGGTGGCGGACACTATGCCAGCCTGCTTTTTCACACCAGCCACAACGGATCGGTGAATGGCGACAGCCGGACGGTTCAGGTTGATCCGTATTACGGGCGGACGCTTGACGACCAGATCGACCAACCAGTCTGGCGCGGGTACGGGCGCGGTCGGATCGAGGATTCGGTAGACGCTGACTGGCGCTCTGACATATCCGTGCCAGCCGCGCGAGTCGACGCCGGGAGCTACCTTGCTGACCGAGTTGCCGACGACACGACCGTCATCAGGCCAGCGGAAGTAGTAGTTGCGGCCAGCGCCGAGCCACGATTGAACGGTGAACGTACGCGGTAGCTCCTCGGTGCCGTGCTGCCGCAGCACGTTCAGTAGTCCGACGAACCCGTTCACGCCCGGTTTTACGTCGATATCCAGTACCCATATCTTGGATTCGGCGCCAGTGAGTATGCCCACCTCGCCGTACTCGCCTCTGGGCGCGTACCCGCAATCGTGGTAGCTCTGCGGCCCGAACCATTCCGCGATGCGCTGTGGATCGGTTGTGGCTCCCCCGCTCTCGAACTTTTTGATCGCGGGGGTTCGCTTCTTATCGGTCAACGGAAAGACGTACCAGCCGCACGCCGCGCACGCGAGCGCCATATGAAACACATTTGTCGTTTCGACCAGCGGCCGTACCGCCAGCGTGCTCACGGGCGTGTGCCACATGTGAGACTAATCTGATCTGGTAAGCTCATGTTGCGTTCTCCTCACGGCCCCCGGTGTCTGCCAAGACAACGCCGGGGGCTTTTTCTACGCTACCACTTGACTAACGTCGTGACTCATGAGTTCGTGTATGACTATCGCGATTCCCCACCGCGTTGTATAACCGTTTCATGGGTCGACAACTCCCACACTCCGCAGCCACCACCGAGGACCGCCGAAGCGCTGGACACCGACGCGAAGTCCGCGAGATCAAACCATCGGAATCCGCGCGTCTAACCCTGCTGTTCGACAAGGCGCAGGCAGCCGACAGCAAAGCCCATGAGTACGTGCTGGATTTGTACGATCGCGGAGTTTCCCAAGCATCGATCGGACGTGCGCGCGGAGTGAGTCAGTCCGCTATACACCTGATGATCAAGCGCATCTACAGGCGCGGGCATGTGTGACGCACCGAACTGCACCGACATGCCCAGCTCAGTGAAAGGGCTCTTAGTGAGCCTGCCCGATGGGTTCGAGATAGCTCTTTGTGACTGGCGCTGTGTACTCGTGTTTGCGAGCGATGTGGTGCGGGAATCCCGACCGTTCGATCCGCGCAAAAGGACGCGGTCATGAGAGTGCACTCCGGTGCCGACGACGCCGAGCGCGCAATCCGAATGCTACTCGCGGCCGGAATCGATAGGACCGAACTAATCTACCCGGCGCTGTATGCAATGGGGCTCACGAAAAAGGACATTCTTAAAGCGACTAAAAGAATGCCGGATTTGGTGAGCACGTCGACACACGAGTATTTTAGCTCGCACAGGCGTTGGTCGATCCAACCGTGATAAGATCACCATTGTTAGTAAGGTGGGGTTTGGTGAGGTTTGGAAACCTATTCGTTTCCATTCCAATAAAGGATCTGCTATGGGTTGCTGTAAAGATATTGCAAAAGGAATTACCCCGGAATGCGCAGAGGAGTTGCGCCGCATTGCAGCGGCACAACCCCGTCTGACGCCAGCCCAACGGGCAGACCTAGCCCTGCTGCTCGGCCGCAGGCACCAGCCGGACGGCGTCGTCGTCGAACCGGCCGCGCCGGACCGCGCTGACCACGATGCCGCTGAATAGCTTCGCCGCACACGCCCGCTGTACGCCGAGCGTCAGCCCTTCCCACACGCCGTGCACGTCGTCGGCGGCAGCGAGCGGCGCCAGCGGGCTCTTGCTGGCCGCAGCGGACATCTCAGCCTCGACAACGGCCAGCCGCGCGGCCTTTGGTGCCCGGGCCGCCAACCACTCCGCCATCGTGAACGCGTTCTTGCCGTGCGCGTCCGCCAGCTTCGTCAGATCGGACCGCAGCGTGACCGCTTCGACGTGCAACGCGGCCGGGTCAACACCTGCGACCGGCTCACTGATCAGGTCGGCCGCGTCCGGCTGTTGCATACGCGCGACGATCACGCCGACCACGTACGCGTCCAGCCCGGTCGCGTTGATCGCGGTGCACCCGGCCAGCGCCCGACGACACCGGTAGACCCCACGGGCCGCGCCGTATTGCAGGGTTGATCCGCACCCGGCACACAACGCCAGACCCGACAGCAGCCACTTGGGAGCCGGCCCGGGGCCAGTGCGACGCCTCGGGTCGGTCAGCTTGGCCACCACCCCCCGCCACGTCTGTTCCGGAATCAGTGCCGGCCACGGTGCCGGACCCGCCTCTTCCCCACGGTGCACCAGAATGCCAGCGTTTCTCGGTCGTATGAGTACCGACCACACCAGTTCCGCCGTCCACGGCACCCCGGTAGCGGTGGAGACGCCACGCTCGTTCAGATCACGGGCGATCGAACGCAGTTTCACATCGGCCAGTGCGTCATCGGCCATCTTGACCAGCACGGCTGCTTCCGCCTGTCGGACCGTGATGCCGTCCGACTCGAAACCGTACGCGCGGGCGCCGCCGCCGAATTCACCTTTCGCCGCCTTGCGGGCACGGTGATCGGTCACCCGGCGGGACGTGTCCGCGCTGCTTTTGCGAGCGACACTCACCATAATCTCCGTCATCAGTCGTTCGGCATCGGTGCCGCCAGCGGTCAGCTTGAGAGAGCCGGACAGCGAGTCGGCATGACCCTTGCACTCGCGGATCACGTCAAGCAAGTCTTGCGCGTCGCGCGGGTCACGCATCGTCCGGTCGAGATCCTCCGCCAGCAGCGCGGTTACCCGGCCGCTGGCCAGATCGTCAAGGATCGAGCGGAACCCCGGCCGGACAACGCGCATCGCCGTGGTGCCATCGGACAGCAGCACCTTGCGCCTTTTGAACGCGGACGCGGACCGGCTACCGATCTCGTCATTCTCGATAACGATACGGCGGATAGTCCAGTTGAGTTGTTCCGCCCGCTTGCGCAACGCTGCCTCGCGCTCGACGAACGAACCGTTTTCCGACCGTGCATCACTTAGCCGTAGGTACCCGTCGGCGATGATCAATCAGACTGCTCAGTCTCGGTCTGCGCCGCCTCCCGTTCCGCGTTCTCAGTCTCGGCCGCGTCCCGGACGATCCGCTCGCGCCACTCGTCCCAACTGATGATCACGCGGTCACCAGCGTGTACGGCTGGCCGGCGTCCAGCGTGGTGACGGGGAGTGTGGCGTCTGGGCTGATCGCGGCTACCGCGACCGCGAATCCGTATGACTTGAATACCCGCCCCGTGAACGGAAGTCCGTCGATCGCGGCGATGAACGTAACGGTGCTGCCGATCAGTGGTAGTGGCTGCGTGCTGGTCATCGTGTCCCCCGTGCTCGCTGGCCCGCGTGGCTGCTGGCCTACGAACAACTTACCGCAACCCGGTACGTTGGCAAGCCAACACCCCCCGGTTTGAGTAACAAATCACAGAGGTCAAACCGCCCAAGACAGCAGGAAACCCCACGCGGATGGCGGTCCGGTGGGGCGTCCGTGCTGTGGGTCAGTTGTCCGGCAGCGCCCGCGCTAGGTCACGCGCGACGCTCGGATCTTCCAGACCCCCGGCCCGCCAGTTGCGCGTCATGATGTTCACAGCATCGCGGACAAGCGACGGGAGATTCTTCCTCGCGTCCCGCGCCATGTCGCGTAATTCGCTGTACTCGTACTCTGACAACGTGATCGTAATGTTTTGTCCTGGCACTTGATTTTTCCTTAGATTGAGATCGGATAGTGTTTCCGAGCCCAAACCTAACCCCACGCTACCGTACCTCACCATACTCAACCATACCACGCCTTACCACATAACCTGAGTATGACGTCACGACGTGACCAAGCGCAAGCCCCTCCCCTAAGACGGTGGCGCCGGAATCCATTGCGAGCCATTCCAAATTTTTACCACTAAGTGCCCGTACCGAATTCCGAGAAAGGCTGTCGCGGTCCACTGCGCTGGCGTCCAGACACTCGCTACACTAACCGTCGGTGCGAGCGGGAATTTGTATCCGCTATAGGCTGTCATACTGATATATCCAGCCAGTAGTCGCCACCGCCGGCGGCCCCGCATCTGACATAGTTAACCGTGGCTCCGGCCGAATCCAGAGTTGCTAGAGTGTCACCATTCACGCTACTCGGAATTGCGCAATAAACCGCGCTCTTAAGTAAGCCGCGAATACCGCTGGCGCTCGACTGAGAGCCTGTCCGCTGACTCCAGATAACCGCGCGTGATGGGACGTATTTTCCGTTATAGGTATCGAGCGTGGTTGACATCGGTGTCCACTGTAGAGAACTGCCGCCGGTATTGATTCCGAAGGCCGATGCCGTACTCGCGGTGGCGCCCGGTTCACGACTACCCGCACCTTGGTTACCACTGCCGCCGAGGTTTACCACGCACAGCGGGAATGGTGACATCGCTATCGGCAAAAGGTCATCGTATAAACCGCAGTATATTGCTTGGTCGCTACTCCCTATTCTCGTTCCGATGATGATTCGGTTACAGTTGATCGAGGCCCAGTAGCTGAATCCAGCCGTCGCGATAGTGAGGCCGACCCGCTTTAGCGTGGCACTGTCCGGCAGTTGTCCGGTCGCGTCGTTAACCGCATAGGTACCAGTCGGAGTATAAGTCGCACTAGTCGGACAATAACTGGTAAATTTGTGCGTCGTACTATTGTACGCCTCGCCCGCGATAAAGGCCGGGAACGTATCTGTGTCCGCCGTTCTGCTAATCGAGAAATACCAGTCGGAACCGAAGCTGTTCGACGCTGCCGGACTCTTATAGATTGGCGCACTTTTTGTTGCCGAGGTCCAAGTCTCCACTAGTGTAAAACCGGCTGCCGTAATCAGCGTGTTCAAACTCGCGGAGAACACGGACGCCACATTTGCTTGGGCGCCCTGACTAGAGGCCGTATAAGACACGGTAACACCTCCTAATAACCTGAACTATCAACCCAAATAATGTTTACCGCACCAGTCGGCGGCAGCGTTCCGGTGATCACTTGCACGGTCGCATTCAACGCACCGGTAACGGTCGCACTTCCGGTGACCGTGAGGCTTCCGGCGATGGTCAAACTGTCGTCAGTCTTTAGCATGTCAGCGGCACTGCGGTAGAGGTTGGTATCACCCGCAACTGAGCCCGTGCCCCATGTCATTTTCCCGGATGCATTCAGTGCGAACCGAGGTAATGTTTCGACACCGACCTGAGTCAGATATGTGATGCCAGTGCCGGACGCGAATAAGCTTTGGATATATCCAGTCATTGTGCCGCCAGTCAGCGACAGCTTTAGCGCGTCGGCAGCGGCCTGCGCTGTGGAGACTGGCTTGCTCGCGTCCGCGACGTTGTCGACTGCGCCTAATCCGACATCAGATTTGGTCAACGTGATAACGCCGGTGCGGCCAGCCACGGACGTGATGTAATTGGTAGCGGGATCGCCCGCCGCGCCAGTCGCACCCGTCGGGCCAGTCGGACCGGCGACAGTAGAGGCTGCGCCAGTAGCGCCCGCCGGACCTGTCGGGCCAGTCGCACCCGTCGGGCCAGTGCTGCCTGTCAGACCGACGCTGCCAGTCGCTCCCGCCGCGCCCGCGCTACCAGTGGGGCCGCTCGGTCCGGTCGGGCCAGCAGGGCCTGTGGCGCCCGCAACGCCCGCACTGCCGGTAGCGCCCGCGCTGCCAGTCGGACCCGTCGGGCCAGTGGCGCCCGCAATTCCGTCAGAGCCGTCCGCGCCAGCGGGTCCGACCGCACCGGGCGTTCCGACTGGTGAATTTTGCCAGCCTCTATCGGTGAGGTATTTCATGGTAAGTCGATCCATTCAACGTCGTAATCGTCGTCGCTCGCTTTGGTGAGCACCTGTCCAGTAGTCCCGCCCGGCGGTACTGGTAATAGCGCGACCCAATCCGAACCGTCGTACTGCTGATAGTGAGCACTTGTCAGGAAACAGACCTGGCCGACCGCTGGAGTGCCGATGGCGGCGTCCCGCGCGGTGGCGTCGGCGAAGCGCGGAATGCACTGCGCCATCAAGTAGCTGTTGAGATCGCTCGCCTCGATAACGTCATCGTCAACCCATACGTGCCAGCCGGCCATAGCTATGTCCTCCTAATCCCGTCCGGAATGCTTGTGAAACTAAACTCGACCGTCCCGGTGAAGTGCTCGGGAGTAAACGTGTAACTGACTCGCTGCACCCGTGTTGGCTCTAGGCCTCGCACTGGCAGCTTGGCCGGCAACTTCCACGTCGACGCCACCAGTCCTACGTCGTCAGTGACCAGCGTGGCCGTACCGCTCAGGTCGAGCGCGGAGACGTTCAACGCGGGCGCTCCGGCCAGCGAGGACCAGCCACCCTGGCTGTAGAGATCCTCGGCTGTGTCGTTAGTCCAGCCAGCGGGCATGGCCTCGGCCGGGTTGACCATCGATATGCGAGTGACGCCAGTAAGCCGTACCGCGCGGCCGACCTCCTTACTGAATTCGCGAATGAGATCGAGTAGGTTTCCGTCGCGGTCGGGGTTCGCCTGGCCGTGGCCGCGTGCTGGCAACACCTTGCCCGGATCGTGCGGATCGACGTACGGCGGCACGGGTATGTCAGGGTCGGCGGGAGGCACGTCGGGTGTACCAGGCGGGATGACTGGCGGATGCAGCGGCGGTACCGTGGTGTCGTCACTCGGTACCGAACTGAGCAGTTTCAGAGTTACTTCGGCGCTGTGGCTGTTGGACACCCCAACAAAGTAGTAATTGTATGCGGGGGATACCGCCAGACCATCACCGGCCGCCAGTAGCGCTGGAGTGAAATTGCCGCGACTTCCGGCTGGTCCCGGTGCGTCGGGGTGCAGTGTCAGGTCGGCCAGCTTGGTCACCAGCACACCGGCCGACGCGCGGAAACAATTGAATCCGCAGGAGCTAGGTGGCGTGCTCAGTGAGGCCGCATCGACGGCCACGTAGCCGGTGACACGCGGGTGGAACACCCACACTTGAACCGTGAACAGATCCATCGGATAGATGGAGTCCATCCATATGTCCTCGGCCACGGTGCCGACGGCCACTCCGGTCGGCGCGGATATGGCTATCGTGCCGCCAGTCGGCAAGCTAATGGGCACCTGATCACCGAGGTTAACCATAGCCAGTCCAGTTGTCGACGGTGACCCAGCGGCGGATTCTCTGAATGGCCGTCTCTCGCGGGAGGACCTTCCAAGTAACCCGACGGCTCATCGTGCTGGCGTAGTAGCCAGTCAGGGTGGCGGTGTAGTCAATTCGCACGCTCGCGCCGTGCCGTGCCGCTTCCGCGTCGACGGTTTCCTCGACCGAGACTGAGTCGACGGTAGCGTCTAGCAGCAGCTTGCTGGCGTAGGAAACCCTAACGTGGTCGGATGGCCGGGCCACGTCTCCTAACTCATCCCAAAACGAGAGCGTGAGGGTGGCCGTTTCGCTCTCATAGATGAGCGTTTTGTTGTCGGGATCTTCGGTGTAGCTCGCATTCAGCGTGATGCTGGCCTCGGGTACCACTATCCACGTACTGGACGCGGCGCCGAGTTTAGAGGTACCAGCCCTTGCCTTTCCGGTGCGGCCGGCTATCACGCTCGCTCGCTCGACCAGGAAGAGGGTCGGGTCGTATTTAACGGCGCTATACATTGGGCAACAACCGCCGTCGGCCGGTAGTCCTCTCCAGCGCCTCGATCGAGTCTGTGATCGCTCTACCGACCTTAGGATCGGCGCCAGGCAACATGTAGTTATTGATCGTGTAGTACGCGTTGCCGCCCGCTCCGCCACGTGGTGTGATGACTTCCGCTGGGTGGAGTACAGCCAGCCCGCCACTGCGGACGATGCCACCGCGTTCGAGTAGTGGGATGTCAGGCACCCCGAGAGTGAAGCCGCCGACCTTGCCGAGCCCGGGAATGTTGACCGAGGGCAGCGTGAAGTCGAGCGCGTTCCAGCCACTGATAATCCAGTTTAGCGAGGCCTTGAAGGCGTCCTTTATGCCGTCCCACATGCCGGATGCGGCACGGCCTATGCGGCCGGGCAGCTTGGTAAAGAAGCCGACGAACGCGTCAAACGCACTGACGAACCAGTCAATCGTTGCTTTGAACGCCGTCTTGATCCATCCCCAAGTTGCCCCCCACGCGACTTGGAAGAATTGCGTTTTCGTAGCCAAATAGATGATGCCGACCGCGATAGCCGCCAGGCCGATCACCAGCCACGTAATCGGTGAGGCCAGCCAGGCAGCATTCTGGAGCCACTGAAAAGCCGTTTGGATCTTCTGAGCGACACTTATCAGCAGTATGGAAGCCGCTACTGCGGCGAACACTCCAGCCAGGATCTTGAACGTAGTCTGATGCCGCTCGGCCAGTCCGACGAACTTTGACAGTGCGCTGGTGACAGCCACCATCGCGGGTAATAGAGCCATTCCAAATTTCGCGGTGACGTCTGAAAGCTGCGCAGAAAAAGCCTGTTGTTGGTTTTTTGCTGAGCTACCTAGAGTGCGTGAGAAATCTCCGGCCGCGCGACTAGTCTGGCGCATGATTTCGCTCTGTACGATCAGGGCCTTATTCGCGGGCGAGATGGCGTCCTTGGTCGTCTTGAGTAGACCGAGCTTCACGCCAGCTATGCGGAGACTGGCGTCGTCCAGTAACACACCATATCGCCTGATTGGTTCCATTTGTCCGACGAGAGCACTTTGGAAGGCGGCAACGGCGTCTACGCTGTCTCCGCCGTAGAGGCTCGCCGCATCCCCAGCCCTAGCCACTAACGTCGTTGAGAAATCAGACAAAGCCTTTCCGCTCAGCCCCGCTTTGCTCCCGATCGAGGCCACAGCATCGGCCGCTGTGATGGCTACGTTTTTAGAAATGCCAAAGTTGCGTGCCGAGTTGTCACCGAAGGTCTGCACGGCCGCCGAGGCGTTGCCGAGGATGACTACGCTGGCCGCTAGGGTGTCCGACAGTTCCGCCGCGTCCTGTCCCGCTTTCAGGGCCGCGCCGCCTATGCCAGCGAGCACGGCAGCGGCCGGGGCACGCAACTTTTGTGTCTTGCTGACCGCCTTTTGCATCTTGGTCTGCATGCCCTCGACACCGGCATTCACAGTTTTGAAGGTCGATAGAGCCTGAGTCGCGTTGGCCAAGATCTTGATTGCTATGGTGCTCGGCACGGCTCACCTCCCTTTAGCTGCCCGTTCTAGTGCCTCTATGATGTAGTGCCGTTCCCTTAGCGTGAGAGCTAGGTACTGTGCCTTTGTGTATCCAGTCGCTGCCGCGAAGGCAGCGAATTGCTTATCCCGCTTCTGACGGAAAGTCAGCCTCACCAGTCAGTGCCTGCATTTCTTCGTCAGCGAAGTACTCATGCACCTTTCTGAGAGTCCAGGCTTTTCTGATACCCGCCAGCGTTAGCTTGGGGTCGCTGCGCCGCTCATACATCCACACTACGGAGAACATCGCGTCAGTGGCGGACAGCGTTTCGAACGCCTTGCCGTGCTGGCGCTCGACAACGTTCATCTCCTCACCCGTCAATTCCTCCGCAGCATCTTTGAACGTCATGTCGAGAGTGCTCATTAGCTTAAGCCTTTCGCGGCGAGCAAGCGGGCGATGGACAATTCGAGCTTCGCTGGCGCCGTAATTTTCAGCGCATCACTAGTGCGTTGCAGGTAGTGAGTCGCCTCGATACTCCGGGCCGGCCAGCCCCACTCTTGGACACCGGCGTACTTCACCTTCGCGCCACCGGCCCTGACAACGGCCGACGACTTGGCCCTGTTACCTCTGACCGACGCGGCGAGCACGCCACTCTTGTGCGGCGCGAGAGAGGCAGCCAGCAGAGCCGCTTCGCGCGACAACTCTTGGAAGGCATCTTTCAGATCGCTAATTTCGATGCCCGCCTTGACCAGGTTGCGGGTCAGTTTGTTGAGAGAATTCTCGTCAACCTGGACGGTGATTCCATCGCTCATGAAGTCACCTTTGTCGGGCGTCCCGTAGTCGTTGTCCACTCAACATCTACGGTATTCAACCCCGACCCCGGATCAGCCGAGCCCCCAAGAATGGTGGAATTTGGCTCTGTGATACGGCAGGAACAATGGAAATGAGGCTGACTCGGTGTAGCAACGCTGTTACCATAGGGACGGTAAACCACGTCTACTACCTCGGACACGTGGGTCCATAGTAGATCCCAGATAGGCTGCCCGCCTACTCCAGTTACGGCCGCTGAGGCATCCTGGCAGAGAGTAATTTTGACTACGTACTCACGCGCACCACCTGCGGCAGCGGAAGCGAAGCTTACGAACCCCCCGCTCGCCTCTCCACTGTCCACGGTGAACGAACTGACTTGGCTCGCGTACTCATCGCCACCAACCGTGAAAGTTGCGCTCTTGGTATCAATAGCGGCCATGACCGCCCCTTTCTAAAGTTTGCTTTGTTTCGATAGGTGGACTAAGCAGCCGAGCATCGGCACACCGCCTATGGGCACGCCGCCGACCGCGTCGACTTCGGTCAGCCCCCAGTCGGCTGTGTTGCGCAGCACACACTCGACCAGGCCGGCCAGCGCGGTCAGCGACTCGGATACCAGACAGAGGATGTCGACGTGCACCGTGTAGCCGCCGAAGAAGTCACTCGGTGTGACCCACTGCCCCGGTGGCGGGGCCACGATGCACGCAGGCGGGCTCAGCAGGCCGTCGGGCCATGCCGTGTGCACCGTGGCGCCGGGCACGCCAGTGCCAGTCACAGCCAGCCCCGTGGTCAGGTCGGCTATGAGCGTGGCGTAGGTGTCGGCGATCATGCGATCCCACAGACGTAGTGATCAAGAAGAGGGTAGATACTCGTCATCGCGTCGCGTGCGACTCGCGTCGGTACCTCGGCACCAGCGAAGGACGAAACTCCGCCGGGGCTGCGTTGACGAAGTTGCAACTCTTGAGCGAGTTGCAGGTAAGCGTTGTCGAGCACTTCCTGCGGGACGTCCACGTCGCCTACGTAGTCGTCAACCAGTACCTTGGCTGTCGCGAGATGGGACGCCACCGTGCCAGTTGTCGAGATGAATTCGTCGGCATCTTCTGTGGTGACCACGGTGGCCTCCCTTCGCTACTACACGCCGGCCTTGATGGACACAATTCCGGTCGGGAACTGCACGGCCTGACTTTGCAGGAAGTAAACGCTTACCTCGCTGGTGAGGTTAGTGATGTCCTCATCCGGTCCGAGTCTTGTCGGAGTGCGATCTCCCCATACAGTCGCCGCCGCGCGGTTATACATCAGGTTGGTTCCGGCGGGTAATCCAGGTTCTACCCTGACGGTGAATCCGAGCACCGTGCCACCGACTCCACCGCCACTCAGGTTGACCGTGCCGAGTGATGTCGAGCCGCTACCCGTCATGCCGGGCAGGCTCACCAGTCGGTAGTCGCCATCACGCACCCGCAGCATGGTCCGGTAGACGTCGGTGGAGACGAGGATTCCTTCCGCTGGTAGCCCGAGGCCGGTGTCGGTCAGCGCGATTTGGCTGTCGATATAGGAGTCAACCCACTGATCAATTGACGGCGTCGCGGAACCGTGCCGGGTGACGGCCTGGTAAGAACCGGTAACCGCGCCACTAAGTAGTGACACGAACACCCGGTTACTCCGAATCGCGGCCTGCCGTGCGAGCAGTTCGTAAGTGGTGTTGAGCACGTCGATCGGAGCGCGCCGAATAGCCTGAAAACTGAGAGAACTATATCCGCCATAGGTGGCGATCGATGCTGAGTCAGTGTCCAGGCTTAATTTGCCGAACGAAAGCGTCTGGCCCTCCTCAGACTGGACTTGCACCTGTAGTGACGACTCACCGAACTTAAGGTATTCCATCGACATTCCGGTGCCCGGCAGTGGCGCGTTTCGGAAGCAACCGATAGCCACTGACAGGTCATTCACGATGCGAATCGCATCGGCCAGCCACGTGGGGCCTTTTACGTCAGTGTCAGTCGCCAGCGCGGTACCGAGGAAGGCGCGAGTTTCGGTGACGACCTTCATGGCCTCTTCGCGGCTGGCCGGGTCGACCAGTGCCTTAAGCCACTCGCCAGCGGAACGGAACTGCGCGCCGGGGATCGTGGCTGGAGTCTGGTTGGTAGGCAGTGCCTCCAGTCGCCGGACAAAGTCTTCATTAGCCTGCCGCAGTTCCGTAACCTCCGCGCGCAGTTGAACTACATCTGTGTCGGGCATGTTGTCACCTTTCTCGACGGGCTCTTCATGCCCGGCTTCTCTTAGTGATGCGGTTGTTTTCAGATAGCTGGGAATCCCAGTAAGGCTGACTTCCAGCAGTCGGGCCTTTGTGCGGACGTAGGTGCCGTCTTCCTCAACCCGAGTACCGCCTTCCAGTGCCTGAAAGCCGACGCTCAGCTTGTCCCACACTTTGTCTTCAATTAGCGTGACGGCCTCGTCACCCGAAGCAGTTCGAGATATTGGCGCCTCGATCTCAACGCCAGTGTCAGTCTCCCGGAATTGGACCGAGCCGATCGTGGTGCCGTGCTCGGTGCGCAACAGCACGTGTTCTGAGCCGTCGAACGCACCGCGCTCGATCCGCTCTTTGACACCTGGCATGATCTCGGCCGTCTCTCCCCAGGGAACCGCCACTCCGATGACGGTGCGTCCCTTACCGGGTTCATCGGCACCGGCCGACCGCAGTTCCAGCGAGGATGCTGGAATAGTGAATCTAACAATCGGCTCATCAGCAGGCATGAGTAAACCTCCCAAATTGATCACGTGGCAACAGCCGGCGATTCTTCATCTGCTCAGAGAAAGTCGCCCAATGCACATTCCACGGCGCATACGGTCCGTCGTTATCAATGCGGTCAAGCGAGCGATCGGGGGGGCACGGACCTAAATTGTCATCCATCCACCTCAAGAACACCGCAAGGTTCTGCCACTCATCACAGACCTGAATTCCCCGACCACCGTAATCAGGATATGATGTGCTATCAGGATTATGACACCGCTCCATCATGCCTTTCCAGCGAGGGAAGTGTTCATGCTTTGATAGTCCATGTGTAATGGCAGGTGCCCCCGATGTACACCACGCACTACTCTTAGCACGGCGAGTACATCCGCAATCCCGCGAGAGGCCCAGGTCAATCGAGGGTGCGTACACAAGCCGCTCAGTCCCGCACGAGCAGACGCACCAATAGGCTTTCGCCCCTCGCCACCCACGGGCTGTCTGCTCCTTATTAGGTGGCAAACGAAACCCGGGCAGCTTAATTACCCACATCAGCTACCACCTACAATTGGCGCAGTCGTCGGATATATCTCTGGTACTGCCTCAAGGCCATCTCTCATTCGACACTCTGCGGCGGTTCGCGTCCCGGACCGAATCTGAATTTCGTCCGCCTCGGCGCGCTCTTTTTCGTTCAGTCGGAGCAGTTCATCCGTGGTGAACCGTGCGGTAGTGCCCAGCGGTAGTATCTCGCCCCAGGCACCCTCTACCTCTCCGAGATAGCACCGGAGCGTCAGATCAAGTAGCTGCTGATTCTTCTGGCTTTGGTTGGCGTAAACGGCGCTATCGGCAGAAGGGGCGTCGAGCATTGTCGCCGGTACGCCCATTAGCATGGCCACCTGGACGGTGCGGAGTTTGTGCACCTCGACAAACATGGCGTCCGCTGGATTCAGCAACAATGGCGTGTACTTCAAGCCATTACCCATTACCGCTGTCTTGTTTTTGCCACGCTGTTCCCGCCAGGTGTCCGCGTTGGTCTGTGCCTGCGTCGCGGACAGGTGCTGATCAGTGGTCAGCATGCCCTCTGGTATTTCGTTTTCGTTGAACCACTTACCGCTGTAGTCTTCTAAGTCGCCGGCACCCTGCACCGCTGACCGTGCCGCCTGAATTGGCCCCAGCCCATGCAATGCGCCAGGAATTCTGAATAACTTTAAGTGCTGGAATTCGTATGGCCGCAAGACGTGTGTGGCGTCTTCATAGATCGGACGGTTTTTCTGATCAGCGGTAATGTGAATATCACGCAGCAGCGGAATGGTGATCTGCGACGGCTGCTCCGACGCGGATGCTCGTGGCGTTAGCCAGATGCATTCGCCGTAAAGCGCGAGCGATGACACGGTGGTCTGTACGAACACCCGTCTCGGCATTTCCAGATTTGGCCGTCGCACCAGCGGAGGCTGATTGATTACCGGCTTGCCGACCCGTACCGCTTCGACGGTCAGCGAACTGGCCAGCGTGGTCAGGATGCTGGCGCAGCGGTAGACGGCCGCCACGCCGAGGGAGTTTGTGCCGGATATGTAGTCCGGGTTGGCACCCCGAAGGAACGCACGCGGAACGTCGGAGTAGGTGGGAGCCGCGACGGATGGCGTTGCCTCCCGAGTCTCGGAAGTCTCGGAAACCCTCCACCAGCGGGATGATTTAGCCATTATCCGAATCCGATCCCTAGCGCCGTTTCGCGTGGCTCGTCCGCCAGCTTGTTCGCCATCCACCCCGCGACGATGAAACTCTGAATAGCGTCAACGTAATTGTGTCCGCCTTTCGGAGGCACGACCCGGTATCCACCGCGCGGTAATAGCTTTGCCTCGGCGTTGCGTACCTGACGGTTCAGCAGGCCGGTTCCGCAGTGGGTCAGCCGCCGATCCTTGATAGCGGCCATCGCCCAAGCTGTGGCGTTAGCGATATCCGCCAGCGTGACCATGCGGGGCTCGGTGCCCTCATCGACCAGGAGCTTAGCTACTCCCTTGCCTGAGTAGCTGTCCAGCGCCACCGTGATATCGGGGTATACGTCTTCTAACTCCGCCAGCATCTCTACGATGGTGGAGTCCGGCGGGTTCGGTACCGAGGCGTACAGAGCCGTGTGAACGCGGCCCGCGTCGTCTACGGCCGCCGTGGTCAGCGTGGCGTAGGTCGAGCCGGGCGTGATCTCCACACTGACGACGGTGGGCTTGAGGCCGTCGGGCAGTTCTGGCCACTTCCGCGTGGTCGCCTGCCAGTGGTCCAGCGGCATCCATGAATTCGTTTTACGGACTGTTCTGCATAGGACGTATCTGGCGACGTCCCGCTCGGTCAGCGCCTTGTTTTCCTGCATGACCGTGGTCAGCGATATCTTGCCTTCGTAGATCCTAGGATTGCAACTCAGTACGGCTTCCGGGCTACGGACGTCCAGATTCTCCGGCGCCGACCACTCCATATAACAGAATCGGCTGTCCGGATCGGGTGTGTCGGACAGGTCGCGGCCTTGCTCAGTAAGTGAATTGACCAACTCGCACGACTCATCGCCAGCGGTCGATATGCCGATCAGTAGGCTCCGTGGCTGACCGCGCTGCCCCAGCATGAGCGCCGCCCACAAGTCGGGACGGGCAAGGTGCAACTCGTCCAGCAGCCCCCAGGTCAGGTCTTGCCCCTGCACGGCGTCGCCCCGTGCCGGGTACAGGACATAAGTGCCGCCGGATTTTAATTCCATTGTTCGCGCTGACGGTGTGCGGCGGAATTCGTTAGCGAGGTTTTTTGACGACCGAATCGTGTTCCGCAGCCGGCTGAAAACGATGCCGGCCTGAGCCGCGTTCCGTCCGGCCGTGCCCACCACGATAGGGCTTTTCACGTGCAGGAACAAAGCCTTGAGAGTGAGCGCGCCGCCTATTACCGACTTCCCAGATTGCCTTGGCAAAATACAACATGCCTGACGATGACGCAGCTCACCTACAAGCGACTCGTCTTCCCATTCATCGGGATATGTTTCTAATAGGTGGTCGATCGCCGCGCACTGCCAGCGGTCCAGCTCCATGAACTCGCCGGACTGCGGGTCTTTCCAGACCTGCCGGAACAGGTAGCGGAGTTGCGGCCCGTCGCTGGTGAAGTCGTCGCTCAGCGGCGGTGTGTAGTACCTCGGCGCCAGCAGGCCGGGATCGGTGAAGTGGACTACAGGGCCGTACTTGGGGTTGTGCCGGGCCGGCGTGGCGGTCCTCATACCATGCCGCCGATGCCAGCGTCATCGTCTTTGTACTGGGCGAGGATCTCCCGACGCAACTTGCTATTAGCGATGCTGAATTCTCGGATCAATCCGCCATTAGGATGCTGATCAATTAAGTAGGCAATGGTAAGCGCGGCGATATACAGTGGCTGAAACTTGGGCTTTTCGCATTCGGGGTATTCGATACAAAAATTCAGCACGCCTTCGGCCATAGAGACTGGAGTTTTGTTCTTCACCGTGCGGTATACGTGCGCGTTTCTTTTACGCTGCGCGGTAACCGGACTAGCGGAAGACTTGGCTGAATTCGCGGACATTTAAACTCTTAGGGAGAATGATGGCTTTCTTTTGAGCCATTCGCGTAAACTTCGGG